AGAGTTCTGCTCTCGGCTTTCGCCTTCGCCCACGTTGCAGCTTGAGGCTGCACTATCCGGCATTCACCCAGGGTTGATGTCCCCTGCGCAACATTAAGCTCCGGTCGGGTGTCTAGGGAGCGCCAGATCACTAAGCCCGGCTGGCAGCAATAGCCAGCGTGGCAGGTTGTCCGGCCCCTATCTCCAACCCCTCGCCGTGAGAGTGGGCCAAATAAAAGGGCCCCGCGGTGTGTGCTTCCGGGGGCCCTACAAGGACTAACACGAACAAATTGAAGGCTCTCAGCGGCACACGACGCTTTGAACAAGGACAGAAGAATACCACAGGTCTCCACCGTCAAGCCGATTTGTTCGTTATTTTTCACTTATTTCGGGAAAAGGTTGGGTACGAAGTTGTTAAAGTCCTCTTTTTCGTCCAAGGAAGCCCGTTCTGCACCCCTATGCAGGGCAGAAACGTCCGAATGGCTCTTGGCTATGGTCTTGTGCCATTCCCTGTCGTAGCCGTCCCGCTCGGCGTTGTAGGCCATGCGGCGCAGCTCATCTAGGCGTTCTTTGGTGGTCATTCGGGGATTCCATTTCGGCCGGCCAGAAGTGCCTCAATTGCCTCGATGTGGGCGCATAGCTGATCGTATTCGGCCTTATTCCCGGCCCGTGGTTCGTCTTTTTTCCAGTCCCACACGCCACGCAGTTCGTAGCACCATTCCAGCAGGTCAGCCATGCGCTGTTCGTGCCTGCGTATCACTCCTTGAGCCTCTTCCAGCGTCGTGCAGCAATCGGCTATGTCTAAACGGGGTTTCGTGTTCATGTTAGATTGGCGCCACGGGCGGGATTCAAACCCGCATCTCCCTTGTGTGGGGAAGCTAATTCGCACCTGTTCCCAGGGCCGGTATTCATTCCCGGTTGCTCCACCGTGGCAAAATTGGTTATTTCCTCGATTCGTTGTCCAGTAGGGTCTTTACCCTATGGCACGGTTTGCAGAGCACTTGGAAAGCCTTGGGGTCTTCGGGCAAGGCTCGGGCAATAAAGGCCGGAAGGTCTTCAATCTTTTTCAGGCTCCCGCATGGGATGATGTGATCAACCTCGACGCTATCCCTGATGAACTTGCCCTGACAGTGGGCACAAGTGTAGCCCCACTTCCGCCCCCGTGGACCCGGCCAAGAGAACCTAGCCCATTTCAAGGCCGTCAGTTTAGGCACCCAAAAGCGGGACACGCGCCGGACAGCAGACCGCCAAACCCCGACATAACGATGCTCCGTCCACGTTCCGCCATTACGGGTGCGCTCTACGCGGCCCTTCTTTGGCCCTTTCCTGCCCCTTACAGGCGTTTTGACCTTCTGGACGGGTGCTGACACGGGGGGCAGCAGCAAAGAGGCTGGAATCGTGTAGGAACGGGTGGAACACGTCCCTACGGTGAAATGTTCGTTCATTTGATAGTCCCTGCCCTTAAAGCTGCTTTGCAATCACCCCGCAGGTAGTGCCCTGCCATATCCTGCGAAATGCCTAGAAACTCAGCAATGTACTTCCTGCTCACGTTAAACCGATGAAGGTGGTACACCTGCCACGCCAGCTTCTCGGCTTCAGCGTGGTTTCGTCGTGGCCGGTGTTTCTTCATTTCTTCTCCTCGTTCTCGGAAAGGGCTCGCGCCGCAATTTCACGGCATAACTGAAGCCCCTCATCCGCGTCCCTGAGCTGACTCTTTCTTAGCCAATAAATTCTGGCTAACGCCTCCCGCATCTCAGCAAGCTTCGCCTCTAGCTGGGTGATGCTGCTCATGGCTGCTCCTCCTTCGGCTTGAACTTGCGCCGGGCATCCGCTGCCGCCTTCTCCTTCATCCAAGCGTCAAACTCCCCCTTGGCCAGCGCAGCATAGTCCACATCTCCCCTACGTTCCAGACGCTCACGAACGGCCCGTGCCTGCCAATTGCGTTCACTGTCGCGGGTGATGTCGTCGCGATCAAATGGGGTGTGATTCATGGCGCGACCTCCTCCATCTTCGGTTTGTTTGATTCAGCCCATGCATTGTAGGCGCGCATTTCCTTCATTGCACCCTCCGCGTACACCGGCGTGCGCCATTTCTCTTCCTCTCCAACCTTCAACCACGCATTCACCCGCACAAGGGCGATGCGTGCCTGCAAAAGCTGCTCCCGCGCCTCGGCGATTTCAGCGTATAAAGCGTTCGTGTAGTCCTTTGCTGTCATTGTATGATTAGTTGAGGGTTAGATCAAAACGGCACTTCGATTACCCCAGTGTTGCCTTCGCCCACAATGGCCGGATCGGCACCGGCTTCGAGCTTCTTGGTCTCGGTGATGGCTTTGCCGCCGCTAACCTGGGCCACCCACTCCTCGGACTTCATAATCTTTTCCTTGATGAACTCAGGCATGGCCTCAGGGAGCACAATCGCCCCAGTTTTAGGCAGGTCAAACATGAGCGTGGGCGCCAGCGGCTTCACCGTGGGCATTCCCTTAGGTAGCGGCATAAGCCCCTCAATGCGGGCATAGGTTTTGGACCCGTCATCGCTCTTCTTGTGAATGACATTGATGAGGCAATTCGCCCCAATGAGCTTGTTAAGCTCGAACCCCTTCAGCTCCTCCTCGGTGAAGGGACGGCCCCGCCACGATTGCAAGGCCGCACGCAGATTGGCCTTCTTGCCGAGGGACAAGGTGTATTCCTTGCCAATGACGCGGGGTTTCGGGCCGTCATCGGTCACGACCGTCTCACCGGGGATTTCCCAGCCAATCTGGACTTTACGAGCGGCGATGTAAGCCGTGTTGGTCGGCGTTTGGGTGCCGAGGTCAATGACGGAGTAGCAAACCCCCTGATGGACTCCCGCACTTACGGGCTCGAATGTCTTTCCTTCGCTTCCCTGTTTTGCAATAGGCATATTAATCGGTGTGTGTATTGTTTTGGTTTTGTGAAATCGCCTTAGCGGCGAAAGGGATGGAGTCGTCATCAACTGCCGCAAAAGAGCGGAAATCGTCAGACTCGTAGGCTTCAAGCCATGCGTTAGCCGCAGATACGATTAGGGCTTGCTCGACGCACGTAGGTGCCTCGAAACGGTTGAGAAAACCGTTGATGATGTTGGCGGCACTATCCTTTGCCGCGCAGTCGCTCAGTTCTCTTTGGTATGTGTTCATGTTGTCGTGTCCGTTAAGGCTCCGTTCTCCCCGTGTAGGTTGCACATGGCTTGGCTTGCTGTCGTGCCGGGATTAAACGTTACGGGGTTTGTCGTGTTGGGAAAGTTATTCCCTGCGATGTTAAAACCAGAGCATACATCCGTTGTCAACACCCCATTGTGATATGCGTTAATTTCGCAGCCTTGCACCTGCACGTTTCGGCAGTTTTGGGCTATTACGCCATATGAGGCTTCGGCGCACATCATGGTTTCGGGTATCATTTGGCATCCCATGATCGACACCCCGTGCGTGTGTTCAAGGTGGAAGGCCGCAAGCCCTCCTGTGACCCCGCCGAAACGGTTCTCGATCATGCCACCCTGCCATTGGAACGTGTGAATCCGCCCAGCGCCCACGTAGGGATCGCCCCGGAGCCATACGCCACGCTTTACGGCCACCATGCTGCAATTTGAACAGAACAGCCCCTCGGTGTTGTATTTCTCGGCGTGCGCCTGGAGCCCTGTTGCCCAAAAGTTCGTGCGGACGTTGCTCAGGTGCGCGTTGACACACATGCCACGCAAGCGGATGCCTGCCCCGGTCATGCGTTGCCAATCGCCACCGTAGGAGCCCCCGGAAACAAACACGTCCTCAAGCTTAGGATTCCAAATCCCTTCAATTTCGATGCCTTCGGTCCAATAGGAGTGCGCGTTCGATCTCACTTCCACGTCCCGAAGCCTCAGCGGGCACCCGCCGTGCTCATTTGAGGCTGTTGGCTGGCCCATAGACACCTTGAGCCCTCTTCCGCATTGGCCTGCCCCTGCGTTGAAGGAAAGGCCCTGTATGTCGAGCCCGTAGGGCTGATGGATTCCGTCCTGCTCCATCAGGAACGTGAACCCATCGCAGCCCTCGAAGAGCAGGCGCGAGACGTTGGGACCGTAGCCACGCAAGGAGAGGCTATGGTTGCCCACCAAGCGCACCATGCTCTCTGTTATGCGATAGGTGCCCGGCGGAAATTCCACGCAGCCATCGCGGCCCATTGCTGCCGATAGGGCAGAGGATAAGGCAAGCGTGTCGTCGGCAATTCCGTTGCCGATGGCCCCGAACTGTTGAGGTGTGAATATGTTCATATTAGCGCGGGATCTTGGGATAATGCTTGCGTACAATGTCGGCGCATTTCTGATGCATGGAAATGCGGTCGGCGGCGTAGGCGGATTTCCGTGTCGGTTTCGGGTTTCACGATTGCACCTCCTTTTGCCGCTTTGCGTAGCGTTGAAGGTAGCGGATTTTGGCCGAGTGATTCAGGATGTTATCGCCCGCCCAGTGTTGGGGATGTTCGGCCTTGAAGGCTCTTAGCGCACGGCCCACCCACAGGATGAAACCCGTCATCCGACCGCCGGGATACTCCTGAGAATCGGCCTCCAGTTGGTCCTGTGGCGTCCGATTGTGCGCGGAACTATACGCGGTAAACTCCGCGGTAAACTCTCGTTTCTGTTTTGTGCTCATTTGCTCTTTTCCTGTTTGGTTTCCTGTTCGTGATGCTCCAACCATTGCACGCGGGCCAATGCCTCACGCCATGCGACGTCTATTGGCCATCCGTTATGGCAAAGCCGTGTGTAAATGTCCGTAAAGCTTTCGCCAAGTGGTGAAGGCGAATCTGCCAAGGATGGAACCTCATGCCAGTCTGCCAAACAGTTGGGGTCGCTGAAGGCGTTATCCTGGCGGAGTTGCCAACGGAACCCCGCACGCGGAGCCTTGAGGAAATCTGGTTTGTTCATGGTATTTTCTTTACGTTGTTAGCCGTTTGAATTTTCGCGCCAGCGTCTAGGGCTTTACGTGCGATGTCCCCATAATCGCGGGAAGAGCTTGCGTCGCCAGTTTCCGAAAGTTCAGAAATTTCATCAAGCGCCGCTCTGTATGTCCCAATTGCCTGATCCAGCGCCGCAATTAGATTTTCCATGCGATCCCAATCCTCAGAGCTTCTTCCTGTGTCAAAGCATTTGCGCCCTATCTTTCCGAATAGTGGTCCAGTGTATTTCATGTTGTTTTTGTGACTATGTTTAACCTACTTGGTCACTTTTGACTGACTAAGTTGTTATAAATCGGGATTAAATCGTCCATAATTGACCGCAGCGTGGCGTCATTTGCCGTTGCAATCATGCCATCCGCCCACGCATCTCCGCCAAGCTTGCGGACTTTGCTGTTAAGAATTGAAACAACGGCGCGAGACGTGGCAGCGTTGCACATTGCACGTTGGCCGGCTGGTGTGGCGTTAAAAACTTTATCTGTGTTCATGGTTTAGATTCTCCGTCTGGTTGTTCTGGTTGTGTTGGTGGTGGCATTGGGCGCCGACTGATGAGGGCAACGCCTAGGACGAGCGTGCCAAGGGCGAGCGTGGCCATGCCGCAGAAGATTAGGGTGGTCATGGCGTGGCTCGGAGTTTGCGTGCGTTGCTCCCTAATTGCCTTGATTTGCGATAGGCGGCACAGGCGGCACGGGCCGACTTGGCCACAATTCGCCCACCGCAGAGCCAAATGCCAGCGGCATCTCGGCGCATGGCATTCAACTCATCAGGCGAAAGATTGTCGATTTTGTAAAAATGAATGTTGTATGTTTTCATGAGAAAAAGCCTAAAATAACGAGGGAAAAGACGTAGCAAATGCCTATGTAAAGCGCGGCGTGGAATAGAGCGGATAAAACAGAGGGGAATGCGTTGTGTGGTTTCATGAGAGGAAAACGTGTGCAAAGGAGCCATCAGGAAGGCCACCGCTAACAAACGGCCGGCCCCACGGGTTTTTCTCCTTTGGCTCGCCACGCTCCTTGAAATCTTCCTCAAGGAAACGGGCAACCAATGCCAACGCCGCAACCTCGTGCGCATCGTGCGCCCCATGATCGAAGGGCACCGTGATTGACCCACGTTCACAGCTTGCCTTAATTCTAATGCCGCGAGTGTTCGTGCAGGGAATATAATGCGTGCGAATGGCTTGCATGGTCAAACTCCTCCTTTCGCACGGGCAATGCTAGCCCTTGCGTTGACAAGCGCAGGGTGTTCGTAGGGCAGGGCTTTGGCGCACGACAAGACCAAATCCTCCAAATCAGACAGCAACTCCGGAGCCGCTGTCATGAGGCGGGCGTTGGCGTATTGCGTCTCATAACTGAAAAGCGGAACCGATTCAAGTCCACCGCCGCAAACCTCCGCCTCCCGGCACTCTTCGGAGGTGAGTTGGGCGATATGTTGCCCCCCGTGGTTTCGCCCATTGTCCCATTTGTCGGCCGCGTAAATCGCAAGGCCGGCTTGTTTCCATTTCGTTTCGTTCGTGTGTGTCGTTTTCATGGTTCGTGTTTCCTTGTTTCTGTGTTGGGAAGGCTTAGCGGGCTCCAAGCACCACACCAGCGGCCCGCAACTGGCGCTCGATTCGTGCCATCGTTCGGCTCGTGCGCTTAAGCACTCGCGCAGTTTCGGCTCGGGCCGCAGCCGAATTATTAAGGCGCGGCCGGCTGAAATTCTGTTCAAGCAAGGCGAGGAGGTAGGTCGGATTATTCACGGGAGCGATTAGTTAGTGGTTACTGGTTTTTTCTCAACGCCCCCACTTTACCAGAGAAAGGATAAAAAAGATATAGGGTCCATCCGCAAATTTCACCTAGGGTATTCCACCTAGACCGCCGCCACCCCGATTAAATTGTTCCACGTAGAACATTGCAACGCCCCACCCCATCCTGACAGGCAAGGTACGTCGCAAGCGCGGCGCGTGAATCCGTGTTCTCATACCCGCAATCCCCGCACCACTGCTCAAACGAGCACTCCGCCCCGACTCCCTCTGCGCAGCACCGTGCCAATACCTCCGCGCAATCGGGCGCCCCCTTGATTCCCATACCTGCGCGCCAAGTGAAAGATTCGCCCCCAATCAAGACGGTGTAAAGCCTGTGTTGCCAAGCCTTGCCGCCTTCATTGTCAACCGCAACGCCTACCAATACCACCTTGCCTTGCGGACAAGTGCGGCTGTAAAGCGCGGTCAATTCCTCGCGTGCCAATTCGTTCCATTGTGCATTCATGTTCGTGTTATCCTTGTTTCTGTGTTTCTGTTTGCTGTGATGGGAAGGGTTAGCGGGCATGGAACATTTCGCGCCCCGCATCAATTGCAGCATCTGCGCTCCTTGTCTTTCCTGCCCATTTCCCGCCAAGCACCACCTGCGAAATAGTGTTGGCACCCTCGCCAACGTTTTCGCACATGTGATAAGCTAACTCGCATTTGTCGCGACCGTAGGTGGCAATAGCCCGTAGCGTTTTCTGACTCAGTTTCGTGGTGGTGTTTGTTTCCATGCCCACACTTTACACTTCCCCGTATAAAATAATAGCCGGGAGAATACCTCATATTTCAGCTAGGGTGTTTCCCCTAGTCCTCCCTGCCATACCATGAAACCAGATAAGCTCACTCAAGTAATGGCTCAGAATCATGTCGAGAATCCATCAAGCCCCTCCCATGAAATGTTCCACGTGGAACACTGGCGCCGCCCCGTTGCCTCTCACTCATCTACAGTTGAGCCTCCCCAGTTGCGGCCCCTTTGGTTCTGATGTCACGCTCCGGCCTGCGGCCTGCGCTCGAAGTCTTACGACTTCGGACGAGGATTTATGGCTACGCCAAGGGCGGGGGGGGGCTCCTAGGGCCAGGCTGGCGTGATTATTGGGATTCTTCCCGGGGGTAGGTTTAAAAATTTGGAGATGTATTTTTAAAAATTGGGGTAAAGGGGAGACCCCTTGGGCGGCTACTGGGCAAGCCCATTCGCCCCCTCAAAGCGGGGGGCTCATTATGGATGGGGGGAAAGGGTGGAGGTCGTCAAGCATTATTTTCAACAAATGTTGAAATAGTTTGTAGATTGAAAGGGTTGGGGTTTATGCGGTGTAAGGGATAAATCGTCAGAAGTGATACCTTAAAGGCCGGAAGGTACGATAACTCGGCAGATATGGCGTATTGCCGTAGTTTAGTAACATGGGGAATTTTCCCCAATAGGCTTGACAGTCAAATTGGGGGGCGTCAGGAAATGGAGGATGGAGCAAACGGAGGAAAAGAAGCGGGCTGTTAGGGCGCAGTTGAGAAAGGAGGCGGCGGCGTCGGTGCAAGAGGTGGGGGAGGAGAACAAGATGCTTTTGGAGTACAAGAAGCCGGGGAAGGCGGTGCAGATTGTGGAGGCTTTGGCGGAGGGGAAGAGTACGAAGTGGATCAAGGAAAAGTTTAAGATTGATTGGAATGCGTTGTGCCGGATTCGGACGACGCATGCGGATTTGATTCGGCGAAGGCGGGAGGTGATAGCGGAGGATGCCCTAGAGCTGGCGGAGGGGACGCGGATGCTGGCAATGGACAAGATGGCAATGATGAGCGATGACCCGGACATGCTGGCGGCTACGCCCTTGCGGGATTTGGCGCTTAGTTACGGCATCTTTACGGACAAGCACATCCTGGCTACGGATGGGGGAAACAAGATGATTGTGGAGCACCAAGGGGCCAAGGCAGTGAGCTTGGCGGATGCGGTGAAGGCGATTGAGGAGGCGAAGGCTTTGCTGAAGGGCCGTCGGGAGGCCGTGGAAGTGGTTGTAAGCGAACCCGTGGCTGAATTGAAGGCATGAGCATGGTTTGGAAGGAACATGCGTTGCTGAAACCTCCGACAGCGGAGGAGATGGCGGAGATGGAGCCGGAAAAGCTGGTGGAGCTGCATCGGCTTTACCATGCGGCGATTGAGAACAGCTTGCGTGACCCCTATCGGCACGGCTGGGAGTTCGATAATTGGAAGGTAGCGGACAAATTGCTGGTGGATGCCCGTACTTTGCTGCTGCTAGGCGCCAATCGCAGCGGAAAGACCTTCTACGGGGCCAAGGCAGTCATCAAAGCGGCGATTAACAACCCGGAGAGCACCATTTTTTGCTTTTCCCAAGACGCCCAGACGAGTGTAATGGTGCAACAAGCGGCGGTATGGGGCATGTTACCGGCAGAATTGCGGCAGCGGGTGACAAACGAAACGCATTACGTCAGCTATAGCCAACAGAACGGTTTTGCGGGGTACAAGCTGACGCTGCCAAACAAGTCTCAGATCGTTTTTAAGACGTACACGCAGTTCCAGCAGAACGAAAGCATTTTGGAAGGGCAGAAGTTGGGCAGTCCGGCGCCCACGGTGGTGAACATTGGGGCATGGTGCGACGAATACCTGCTCGGTATGGCCATGTTGGACCGTTTGTATCTGCGATTGGCAACGCATGATGCCAAGCTGTTGCTCACCTTTACGCCGATTCATGGCGAAACGGAGACGGTGAGGAATTATCGGGGCGGGGCTCGGACGATTGAGGAGCGGGATGCGCCGTTGATGAAGGAATTGCACGGCCTTGAGGGCTACAAAGTGCCTTATGTGCAGCAGAACGCCCAGAAGAACACGGCGATCATCTATTTTCACACGAAGGATAACCCCTGGGGTGGGTACGAAACCGTGGCGGAAATTTGCCGGGCGAAGAACGACGTTTCCTATACGCTCATGTCGGCGTATGGGGTGCCTACGTCCAATGCGACGACCAGTTTTCCCTGTTTCGGGGAACTGGTAAATGTCGTCAAGCCAGAGGACATACCAAAGGGTTTGACCTACTACATGGTTTTGGACCCGGCAGGAAAGAAGAACTGGTTTATGAGCTGGATCGGAGTGGATGCGTCCGACACGTATTGGGTGGTGGCAGAGTGGCCGGATGTGACGTTTGGCGACTGGGCAAAGACCAACGGCGGCAAGTGGGTGGAGGGTGAGGGGGCACGGGGCCGTGGCTACGGCTACGACGACTACATCGACATTATCAAAAACGTCGAGAAGCAGCTTGGAATTGCCGAAGTGTACGAGCGCCTGATTGACCCTCGTCTGGGTACAAACAAACACCAGACACTAATGGGTAGTTCCTCAATCATGGAGGAAATGTGCAACCTCGGGATGCGCTTTGTCCCGGCCCCAGGGCTGCATATCAACGAAGGATTGCAGGCTTTGCAGAGCAAGATGGCGTACAACGTCAAGAAGCCGATTGATGGGCTGAATCGCCCACATTTCTACATCAGCAATCGGTGCGAAAACACGATATTGGCGCTGAAGGAGTACATCGGCGAGGACGAGAAAGAGATCTTCAAAGACCCAATTGATTGCCTGCGGTATGCGGCGATTGATGGCATTCGGTACGTTGATATTAAGGCAGGCGGTAGAGGAATGAAAACCAGAGGAGGCTATTAATGAATGCAACAACAGCAAAACGGCGTGGACGTAAACCCCAGCTCCAAGGTGAGCCGCAGCCGGGGGACATCCGATTTATGTCCTTGGCCAAAGAGATGAAGATGGCCCCGCCTGAATTGGCAAGGTTGCGAGACAATCACCTTTGCGAAAAGGATTTCTACGAGATTGACGGGGCCAAATGGTTTACGGCATCCGGGGCCGACAAGTTGCGTTTAGCCGTGGAAATCCCTATGGTAGTGCCCAAGCGGCTCAAAGCGCATGTGATTCACCCGGCGCGCAACGAGAACTGGGTGTTTGCTGCCATTGAAGGGCGCGACGGCAAATATCCTGTGGCAATTCCCCGCCGGCTAAAAGATCGTCTCATCGGCAAATCCATTTTTGTCGATTGTATCAAGGACGAATCGGGAGGGGAGAGTTTTCGCCATGAATTGCTCACCGGACTCTGAAAAAGACCTTACAGAAGACCCTGTGTGGTTGAATCAGCAAGCAGACAGGTTTCTTGCCTTTGAAATGCTTTATCATGTGGTTCATGCGTCTTACAACGAAGTCGTTCCCTCTGCTTTGGCGGACAAGCTTGGGCTGAACTATAAACTTGTTTCCACGATGATTAGGCAGATTGGCAGACGCGAAACCACTAGCCAGCTCAAGCAACGTTTCAATGAACAACTCTAACGACCACACTCAGGCCATGTTGTACGTCGGCGACAAGCCGAACATTATGGCGCTAAAGACCGCTTATGACCAGACGTTAAACGACTTGGGTTGGTACATGACGACTTGCCGGGATAGCTTCGACTATCGGCGGAACATTTGGGCGGGCAAGGCAAAGGACTTGTTGAAGCATGGGGCCGATGCGTTTCCGTGGGAAGATGCGTCGGACACGGAAGTTTTTCTGATTGAAGAGCACATTGACGCCTACGTTTCGCTGTTCATGTCGTCTTTGGGACGGGCAAACATTCGAGCGTTCCCGGTGGAGATGGGCGACGTAGGCCGAGCCAAGGTTGTTTCGGCGTTCCTAAAGTGGATGATTCGGACGTATATTCCCGATTTTGCTCGGCAAATGGAGTTGGGCGCCAACTACCTACTTGAGAAGAACGTAATGATTACTTACGTTGGTTGGCAGAAGGAAGCGCGCACTTTCTTGCAAAAGCTGGACATTGACCAGATTGCCGAGATTAGCCCGCCGCTGGCCCGTCTAGTTTTGAGCGGTGAAAACGACGAACAGCTTATTATGCTGTTCAAGCAGCAGTTTGCGGGCATCAAGGACAAGCGCATTAAGAAAGCGTTGATCCAGCTTCGGAAGGATGGCGTAGCGGAGTTGCCCGTTGTGCGGCAGTCAATCAATGCCCCCAAGGTGGCGGCGCTGGCGCCAGATGGCGACGTTTTCTTTCCCGCCTATACGACCAACCCGCAAGAGGCCCCTTATTGCTTTTGGCGCGTCATTATGACGGCGCAGCAGCTTTGGAACAAAGTCGAGACTGAAGGCTGGGACGAAGAGTGGGTGGAGCAGGTTCTTAAAGGCCCTACGGCATCCGTAGAGATGGGCGAACCGCGTACCAGCGCCACCCGTAGCCGCACCGTTAACACGTCTAGCAACGAACTGTTTGAAGTGATTTATTGCTATCAACGCCTCATTGACGACGATGACGGGAGCCAAGGCATCTATTGCACGGTGTTCCATCCTCATTTTACGGGAAAAGTGGACGAACCGGCCTATGCCAAGCGTGAACTTATGAACGGCTACGACGACTACCCTTTTGTCGTTACTCGCCTTTCCGAAGACAACAAGCGCCTCTACGAGTGCAATACGCTGCCCGAAAAAATGCGTGGCGCCCAGTGGCAGGTAAAGGTGGAGCGGGACTCCAGAATTGATCGAAACAGCCTTGCAACGTGCCCCCCGCGCATGGTGCCCGACAACTTCAAGGGTTCGCTGGATTGGTCACCAAAGTCGCTTATTCCCTACCGGCGCATGGGTGAGATCCACTTTGCCCCCGTCCCGCAGTTTAACCCTGGCAGCGTGGAGATCGAGCGCACTATTATTGACGAATGCCGCCGCATGATGGGCCGCGATCCCGAGACGGACGGCTTGGCTACGGTGAAGCAGCAGGCGTTTGTTTCCAAATTCTTGAACCACGTACAGGAGGTTATTCGGTACGCCTTTCAATGCTTTCAGCGGTTCGGCCCCGAAGAGGTGTTCTTCCGCGTGACGGGTGTTTCGGACAGCGTGAAGTTCAGCCGTGGCGACCCGAACGAAAAGTTTGACATTACGATCATGTTTGACGTGCTGAACAATGACCCGGAGACGGTGGAGAAGCAGATTCAACAGATGGTGACGTTGAAGCAGATCGACACCGAAGGCCGCATGAAGATGGGCGACGTGCTTGAATTTGTCGCCTATACGATCAACCCGGCAATGGCGGATGCCGTCTTGCAGCCGGCCCAGCAGGCGCAAGAAAACGTCGTCAAGAAGGTCACGGACGATTTGGCCAAGATCTACGCTGGCATCGAGGTGGGGGCGCAACCCAATGGGGCGCAAATTGCCCTCCAAGTGGTACAGCAGTACCTCCAGCAGCCGGATGTCATGCAGCGTGCCCAGCAGGACGAAGCCTTCAAGGCGCGCCTAGAAAAGTACGTCGAACAGTATCAATTCCAAATGACGCAGATGCAGAATGCGCAGATTGGAAAGATTGGCACCAAGCCCGCCCAAATGGCCGAGATGCAAACGCAGCAGCTTAATCAAGCCCAATGATCCAAGTATTTGACCATAAGACGCTGGAACGTCTACACAACAGCTCCGATTTCCTTGCCTTGATGGAGCACGTCAAGGATTGCCGCGAGGGCCACATCCGTGATTTGCACGGCGCTACAAGCGAAACCATACAGCAAATTAGCGGGCGGATCCTGGCTTTGGATGAACTTCTGGCCCTTGTTTCCTATACGGAGTTCAAAGAACGATTCCGAAAACTTCAAGGATAGGTGTGTGCTATACTCCGAATTACGCAGTCGCCTTGGCGTAAAGAGGGCGGAGTTAGATAACACATTCTATGTCAGAACAAGCAGTCGTACAGTCCATCGCGGAGGACTCTAAACCAGCCGTGGCAGAAAAACCGAAGACGGAGGCCGAATTTATCGCTTCCCGAATCGCCAAGCGCAAGGAGAAGCAGACAAAGCAACCCCCGGCGCCGGAAAAGTCCGAGGCTAGTGCCACGGTGGTAAAGGAAGAAAAGAAACCTGAACCTCCTGAAGCAAAAGCTGAAAACGAGGCGGTTGTTCTTTCCAAGCCCATTAATGAACTGACGGAAGAGGAGATTGATCTTCTAGCGTCCAAGGGAAAGAGCGGTCTGCTCAAGCGGGTGTCCGAACTTACGGCCAAGCGCAAGCAGGTTGAAGAACGCCTCGCGGCCCTGGAAGACAGTATCAAGAAACAGCAGCCTCCTGCTCCCGAGCGGATCGAGAATAATCCCTACGAGTCTATTAGCGATATCACCACGCTTAACGGTAAGCGCAAAGAGGTGGAAACGCTCTTGGAAACGTTCGACGACGTACTCGACAAAGCCGATGGTCTGTCAGCCTCCGAAATCATTTTGGAATCGGAAGGCAAGCAATACACCAAGGCTGAAATCAAGGAACTGCGTCGAAAGGCCATCAAGGCCAAGGATAAGTACCTGCCAGCCCAGCACAACGAAATCGTGATGCGGGAGCAGGGAAAACAGCTTGAAGCCCAACTCTCGCAGCAGGCGCGCAAGGAAATTTCTTGGGTGGAGAATAACGAGGACGACACTACGAAGCGTTATGCTTCAATGATCAATGACCCTCGTGTTCTGAAAGCCAAGAAGCTTGTTCCTGAATTGGCCCCCCAACTGGATTACATCCTAGCCCACGCGGCAAATTCAATGTGGGGCCGGCGTCTGATTGTAGATGACAAGCCGTCCAACGGCAAGTCGCCCTCTCTTACGCCTCCGTCCAGTCCCAGCACGTCCACAGCGGCTCCCACCAATGTCGATGCGCGAAAGGAAAAGTCCATTAAGGAATTGGAAAGTCGGTTTAGAGAAAGTCAAAGCACCAACGACTACTTGGCCCTTCGCACAGCAAAACATCAATTACGTAAGCGTATTTAAACCATGTCCTTCTCAAACACCTACGACACGACCTCTCCGGGTTCTGCCGCGCTCAACCGCGAGGAAATCGAATCGGCTGTCGCCCTGCTCGCCCCGTCGTCCACGCCAGTCTATTCGATGGCCGAAAAGCTCAAGATTCGCGCCACTTTCCATGAGTGGGGCATTGATAAGTTGGCTGATGTCAACACCACGTCGGTTGCCGAGGGCTCCGACGTTACCAGCTTTACCAACAAGTTCGCCGATCTCGCTCGCGTGGGCAATTACGTCCACACGCTGCGGCGCGAATTTATGGAGACCAACATCCAAAAGGCCGTTGATTCGGGCGACGCCTCTACCTACGCGAAAGCCGAACTGAAGGCCATTAAAGAACTCAAGCGCGACATCGAGGCGACCATCCTTGGGACCCAAGATCGTGCGGCGGAAAACGGTGGCGGCACCGCGTACACGCTGCGCGGTCTCGGCGACTGGCTGGATAGCACCGGCCCGTCCGATGTCCCTGCGGCCTATCGCACCCCGTCGGGCAGCATTCACGCTTCCGGCGCCATGTCGGAGGTCGCGTTTAATGGTCTTATTACGTCGGTTTACCGCACGAGCGGCGAAGCGGCGGATCTGACGCTTGTTGCCGACACGGCACTGCGTACCGTTATCACCGCCTACACGCAGGCCGACACGACCACGGGCGCCATTCGCACGTACAACGCCAACAGCGGTGACGGCACCATCAAGCTGTTCGTGAAGCAATATATGGCCGACAACGGTTCGGTGTCCATCGTCAACATGAACCCCGTTACCTCGCCGGACACGACGAACAAGGACGTGGGCTATCTCATCAACCCGGATTACCTCAAAGTTGGCGAACTCATCCCGATGGGCACCAATTCGCTGCCGAATCTCGGCGGCGGTGAGCGCGGGTTTGTTGATTGGACCGGCACCCTCATCGTTAATCACCCGGCTGCGCATGGTGAGATCGTTGGTCTGTAACCACAACTAAACAACCTAAACTCAATACTTACATGCCTAAGCTTACCATTAACGAAAACGCCGGTTTTACCGACGGTTTTCGATTCAGCTATCTCGACCTGCAAGAGACTGGCTTTTTGTCCACGCTTGGCGCTGCTAATCAGCGCATCATTGGCACGGTGCCAAAAGGCGCATACGTTGACCTTTTTGTCGTATCGTTGGTTACGGCGGAGGCTGGTGCTTCTGACATTACGCTTGATTGCGGCGTTACGGCGGCTGACCCGGACGAGTTCATTGATAATCTTGACCTCGACGGAATCACGCAGGCGGCGGTTAATACGGGCGATGCTTTGCTTCAAAGCACGACCGGCGCGACGCTTCCCATTCGTGGTTATTTCAACAACACCACTGCCACCGTTTCCATTTACATGGAAGTGAATGGTACGATTTCCAGCCTTACGGCTGGTGAATGGGTACTTGCTTGGCGCGTCAGCGATCCCAACCTCATTAAGTAACCGCGTATTGCATTGACTAGCGCCTTGGGGCACTCCTTAATCGGGGTGCCCCTTTTTTATGAGGTTTCACGTTGTAGCCAATCCGCAATCCAACACGACCCGCGAGTTTAGCCAATGCGGGTTTTCTCAAAAAACGATTAGGTTTTGCAAGCTGCTTAAGATGGGCGGGCACACGGTGTACCTGTACGGTGGCACCCAGAACGAAGCCATTTGCGATGAGTTTGTGTCCTGCTTTACCGAGCAGCAGCGAATTGGGCTCTTGGAGATGAAGCACTATACCTATCCTTCGTGGAATCCCCGGTTTCCGCTTTGGGTGGACTACCGAATAAACGTGGCCAAGGCTATCCACGAACGAAAGCAACCGGGTGATTTTATCTGCCATTTGGGCGGCAATTGCCTTTCCGAATTGGAAAATCTGGTGCCAGGACATAAGGTAGTGGAGTACGGCATTGGGTACTCGGGGTACGCGAGCAAGTGGCTGGTGTTTGAGAGCTATGCGTGGATGTCGTTTTGTTTTGGGGTAGAACGCAGTTTGGACAACCCGGTGAATCCAAACACGCACGTCATCCATTCCTTCTACGATGAGGACGAATTTCCCATAAACCATTGGCCAGGTACCTATGCGTGCTTTGTAGGGCGTCTAACGTCAAGTAAGGGCGTTTCTGAGGCTTGTGAGGCCGCAGCCAAAGCCGGGGTGCCAATGCTGGTAGCGGGGATGGGTGACAATCGACTTGTAACGCACGGGGCCAAGTATTTGGGGCCAGTGAGCCTAGCTGACCGAAACGAGTTGATGGCGGGCGCGCTGGCGGTGTTTTCTACGACCAAAACCTTTGAACCGTTTGGAAACGTGGCTTGCGAGGCCCAGATGTGCGGTACGCCGGCTATCACGTCCGATTGGGGCGGCTTTGTGGAAACGGTAGAAAACGGCGTTAGTGGTTATCGTTGCCGGAACGTAGATCAAATGGCGGCAGCATTAAAGAAAGTTGGAAACCTAGATCGTGGTAAAATTGCTTGGGGTGCTAGGTCTAAGTGGGGGCTTAAACGCAAGTCGGTTGAATACGAGGAGTATTTCAGCCATTTGGCTTCCCTCCCCTGCTGATATAATGGCGGGACAATGAACGTTATTGTCACGTCGATACCGTCCGACAGAGCTATTCGGGATGCGCTGATTAAAGAAGTCAAAACGGGGTTCCAACTGGCCAAGGAACTGACCCGAAAGGACGAAATTGTTGCCGCTGCTGAAGCCAAGGCCCTGCGAGGCCATCGCCCTATTGGTAAAGACGTAAACATGCGTTGCGTTGCCGTTTACCCCCAAGATGAGTATTTGCGCCTCGTGAACAAATACGGGCATAAAGAGGTGTCCAGCAAGGGGTTCATTCGCTATTTCCAGAAGAAATTCCCTGAGCTGTCGCCTAACAAGCTCTAATGCAAACCGCCACTTACACGAGTTTGCTTTCCTTGGTCAAGGGGCTGACTGGCAACACCACCTTTGCCACGGCTGA